CCGATTGTCGCCTTGACTGCGGCCAGAGCCGAGCCCATCCCGACCGCCTCCAGTGTCACGCGACGGAACCCTGCCGCCACGTCATCGGCACCACGTCGCGCAGCCTCAGACATTGCCGACTGAATGCTAGACATGTCCCGCTGAACTACTCGGGCCGCTTTGCCGCTGTCCCGCTCGAAAGAGCCGGACTTGAGCAGTAGATCGACGGTGAGGGTATATAGGCTCATGGCTTCCTCAATAAAAAAAGCCCGCTCAAAGCGGGCTTTCGATGAACATGCGTTGGTCCGTCGCTGAACGTGCTAGCGGGTAACCGCTGCCTTACAGATATTCAGCTTCTCGACCAAGCCTGAAAGATTGAACTCTCGGATTACTTCCGACTCATAGGGCCATTGATATGCACCAACAAGTAGACGCCCCCCGCCCGACCGGATCTGTGCCACAAGTGCCTGAGCCTTTTGACCGCTTAGGCCATCGACCTCAGAAACTGCGCGATTCTTGTCCACACGAAACGTTGTGCTCTTACCGGGGAAGTCACCACCGACAACAGCCACTGAAAACCCTTCTTTCGAGTGATAGAAGAACATCGGATATGGCAGCCGATCGGTCTGTGGAGTTACATGGCAGGACTTCGCGTCCGTCATTCGATCAGTTTCATTTGTGACGACCCAAGCAGTGGCCGGAGCCACAGCGAACTCGATTCCGAATGCCATCGCGTCCTCCGCGTCAATCTCTCTCGCGTTACGCAAGTATGCGGAGGAGCAGTCCTCAACGAGAACCTCCCTGGCATAGGCGCCAGCTTCCCGGCCGATCTTTCCCCTCTTCCCCGCGTACTCGTCAAAGGGAAGACTCTCAAACCCATCTACAGTCTTTGAAAAGTGCTGGAATCCATACTTTCGATAGACTTCGTCGCGGGAGAATGTGAATTCCAAGCCGCTGAACTGCGAATAGTCGCAGTACTTCCCTGTGTAGGGGGCAGGACTTTCGCGTTCTTTCGAAGCACGCTCCCAAACAGGCTGTAGTGGGTTCTCTTGAGCTGCTAGAGGGGTCGCTAACCCGAGCGCACAAGTGAGGAGCAAGCATAGGGAGTTCTTTTTCATAGATCGTCCTTGATGGAAGGTGCGGCCATTCCAGCATCATGCTGGTACTTCTTCAAACTCCATGTATCCCGAGAAGTACTGCCGGCTGATGTTCTCGGCACTGGGTAGCTGGGTCGGGAAGCCATAGAGGGCGGACCGCGCCGCCAGTGCTGGATCAAATGCCTTCGTGACCATATCCCGGTACTGGGGCACGACACAGGAGCGCCGCCGGCCCGACAGAGCGGCCCCGATCATCTCCCAATCCACACCGCCGAGACCGTTGCCGCGCACAACCGGCGTGGAACGGCCGGACAACGTGCAGGTCAGGCGGCGGTACAGCGCCCCGGGAACCGTGTTGACCTGGCCGCCCTTGGTCCGAGCATGGACACTGGCGTCGATCGTGGCCACGGCCCAACCGTCCTTGATACCAACGTCCACCGCCCGGAAGATCGCAATCTCGCCCACGTCCACGTTGGTGGCCGTGGTGGCGATCTCCACGGACACCACCGAGACCAGGGCGCTGGCCTGCGGGAACAACCAGGCGCAGACGCTGCCGTCCGGCAGACGCACAGTGGTCCCGGTCGCGCCGGCAGCGCTGACCTGCACGCCCGGCGGAATGTTGAGGCCGAGAATCGCGATGATCCCCGGCACAACAGCCTCGGCCAGGGTGATCGTGATCGCCAGCGAACTGGTGCGGCGGATGCGCGACGCCCTGCCAGGCTTTCCGTCGAAGAGCGCAGAGCCCTGGTCCGCACTCAACCACGTGCCACCGGTGAGGGTCACCGTCGCGACTGCCGGCATGCCATATCCAATCAACACGTCATCATCCCCACACCGTCAGCACCACGTCCCCCGTGGCAGGGTTGCGCTCTACTCGGCGCACCAGCACCGGCTTGCCGTCTGCCAGCCCATACCGGCTGTACGTGAGCCTGCCGATCTGACCTGGCAGCGGCGCCAAATCCTGATCACCGCGCACCGCCAGCTGGTAGAAGTGGCGCTGCACCCGGTACAGGCCGAGGACGCGATCAATCTCCTGTTGCGCGTCGGCTGCATGCCAGAACAACGAGATGACAGGGTCAGCAGCTTCCGCCCGCTGGTAGTGGGCATGCAGCGGGCCGGCCCCATACACCTGCCCACGGTAGAGGCCAGTCAGCTCATCACGGCGCGCCTGCGGAACGTCGACCACGTCGGTGACGAGATCCGATGCGGCCAGTGCCTGGGCGTTCGGGCGGTAGGCCATACGCCGGGTCAGGTTCGGAGCATCATCGGGCACCATGACCAGGTCAGCCGCCAGGTCGTCTGCCTCGGACAGATCAAAGGCGAACGGCCCTGCGTGGGTTTCGGGTGCGATCACGCGAACGAAGCGCAGCACGCCGGCCGGATCCTGATAGCACCCGGCGCCGTAGCTGGGCAGCAGGGCATTCAATACTGCGCGACCGGTGATCGCCGAGCCCGCGTAGTAGCCGATACCCATGTAGCCCGTGGCCTGATCGATCGCCACACAGTCGCTGGCCGACCACGCCTCGCGGCCCAGCCGCGCCATCACGTCTCCTACTGCCTGCTCCAGACGGGCGGGCATCATGCCAGCGCCAACACTGGAAGCATCCACGACCACAGGCGTCACCGGTGGTGACTTCAGCAGCACCTGTTGCCCGTCCGGCGCCTCGCTGTAGGTGCCGACCTCCATCAGGACGCCGCGGTCCATCACCGCATTGACGTAGACCCGTCCGTCGGCCACGAACATTGATGTAGCGTCGGAGTTGGCCCCCATCGCCGGAATGCTCGCCACTGCCCCGATTACCACGGGCTGCGGCTTCCATGCCAGGGACGCGATGTTCGGCAAGAAAACGCCCCGGTTGAGCGTCTCGTCCAGGTAGTCGTGCGCATCACGCAGGTGCAGCGTCTTGGTGCCGTCGTCGTTGATCTCGATCTGTTCGATCGCGCAACGGAAGGCCGGGACCGCGTCGGCCCGCATCCCGTTCTCGGGTGCCAGCAGGATCTGCACCGAACTGCCAGAGACGCCAGTGCCCGCTATTCCGTCCAGCAGGCCATCCGCATCGACCACGACGCACTCGGCGGCCGCTGCCTGGGACACCGGGTCACCGCCCCACGGCCAGAACGCCAGCTCCTGAATTAGGTTGACGCCCTCGGCCACCAACCCCTCGTAACGGGCATTGGCCGGGCTGTCGCCGGGCGCGGACAGCCAGTCCACGTCGGCCAGCCGGGTCGGGCTGACGGATGCAGCGGGCAACCGCCAGCCAGCGGCCGCCGCCTCGCTTCGCGGCCCCCACTGCCCTGCGTTGACCGCGAGGCACAGCCCGCCCGCCTTGGTGGCGGCCAGCGACGCGGCGAAGAACAGCGGCCCGGACAGCTGCAGCTCGCGCACCAGGATCTGCGCGCCGTTGAGGTAGAGCCGCAGCTGGCGAGCGGTCGAGAACACGACCTGCAGCCCGACAATGTCACCGTGGGTCACCGCCGGCAGGCCAGTGGCGATCGCACCGCCCGCCTGCAGCAGGCGCCCGGCCGCGAGATCCCAGCCGATGCTGGCGAGGTCCGCACCCAGCGCCTTGTTCAGCGCTGCGGGGCCGGTGGCGAAGCCTACGAGGGCTGCAACGGCGTCATCGCCCCACACGGCAAACTCCACGCCCACCGTGCCGGCATCAAGGCCGAAGTCGGAGCGCGCGTGGCTGGCCAGCGTGGTGGCGCCGGTGGTGGCCAGGGTAAGCCCGCCATCTCGCGCAGCGAGTAACGGGCCAATGGGCGTGGCGGCGAACCGCCCGAAAGTGTCGGTCATGGTCATCCCAGTCCATCGAACCAGTCCTGCGCCTCGTCCTCATCGGACCGTGGCACGAGAGCGTCGAGGTAGTGCTGAAAGGAGCGCTTTGTCCCGCCCTGGCTGTGCGAGGCGGTTATATACGCGGCGAAGGCAGCGGGCTTGATGTACAGGCTCACAGGGTCGATGGGGTTCCGCTTGTGGAACTCCCACCATTCCAGGAACTCGCGGCGCGACATGGTGGCCCGCAGGTCCGACACCGTCCGGTGCAGGTGACCGGCGAGGACCTTCCAGAACCAGTCCTCGCCGCGCTGCCTTAGCCGTTTCCCGCGTCGGCCTGCGCCTGGGCAGCATCCTCGCCAAAGCCGGAGTGCTTCATGGCCACGCGCTGCAGCTCAGCGGCCACCAGCGGCTTGAGCTGCGCGGCCTGCGCCACGTCCATGACGGGCTTTCCATCCTCGTCGCAGATGGTCGCTGCAATCAGCTTGCCGCGGTCGCCTTCACTCCACAGTTTGCGGAACTCCACATCCGGAAGCTCGCGCACATGGAACTGCGCCTTGGCACCGTTGGGCAGCGTGATCGTGTCCGCATGCACGTCCTTGGAGGCGAACATGCCCAGATTGGTGAACGACTGCAGGAGGCTCACAGGCTGCGTCGGCTGGGTTTGGGGGATGTCGTTGGTCTTGCTCATTGGCCGTTTCCTTGAATGGCGACAGGGCGCGCGGGCCGCGCACGGCTAACACGCGGAGGATCCGCGCGCCCTGTCAGAGAGATGGCCCGCCGGAGCGGGCCTGGGTGTGCGCCGTTGCCGCAGCCTTACGGCGTCGGGCGGTGCGTGGTGACGGCGCCGGAGCCGCGGATGGTGATCGTCGCCTTCCAGACGTCGTTGTCCTGGCTGGTCACCGCGAAGTTCTGGACGAAACCGTCGAACTGCTTGGACAGCACGTCAGTGGGCGGGGTGATCTTCCCGGCCACTGCGACCGGCTTCGCCGCTCCTTCAGTTTCCGACTTCGGCGCGGTCACCAGCCAGTTCACGACGGCACCGGTCTCGTGCAGCTCTTCCAGCTTCTCGTGGTCGACGCTGTCGTAGATGATCTCGATGCTGGTGCTGCCGGTCTGCTTGCGGCCAGCGACGAACTGGTCCCAGTCGTCGTCGTAGTCGGAGATATCGATCTCCGATGCCTGGCCATCGGGGAAGCCGACCGAACGCAGGCGGGTCACCTTGATGACCTCGGCCGCGCCGATGGCGACGAACAGCTGGGAGTGCTTCGACTTGATTACCTGTCCCATAGGGATTTCCTTGTATTGCGCCCGTCGCCGGGCATGAAAAGGCCCCTTGCGGGGCCAGCGGGTTGCCGTTGTGTGGTTCAGCGCAGTTGCAGGAGCCTGGCGTCGAAGGAAATGCCAAAGGCGTCCGTGCCGTCGCTGTCAGGCGTGGGGTTGTAGGACTCGATACTGCCTACGCGCTCGATCGCGTCGCGGATGGCAACGGCCGCGCCGTTGGCCTGCGTCAGGGCTTCGCCCCACACGGTCAATCGGACTCGCCAGCCGTCGGCCGGCGGCGCCTCGGACAGCATCGCAGTGGGCGAGCCGCCGACCACCTCCCATGTCGCGTAGGGGAGTGCTGCATCCTGTGGCGCGGTTCCCGGCCACAATCGGATCGGGTCGCCCAGCATGTGCCGAACCGCTGCATCACCCTGCAGCAGGGACTGGATCAGGGGAACCATCATCGCCAGCCATCCTTCTTCAGCTGCTTGTCCAGCGCCGCCCAGGTTTCATTGATGATCACCTGCGCCGCCTCCGGCCCCTTGGCCTCGCCTGCCGGCGTGAGGAACGGCTCGGCTCTCATCTTCCTGGTGCCGAATTCCTTGAAACGCCAGTAATAGGCCCAGCCCGCCTCCTCATAGACCTTCCCGACGCGGCCACGGCGCCGGTTGCGCTTGGTGTTGGCGTACTTGCGGTGGCGACCGGTCTTAACCCCAACCGTGAAGTACTCGCCGCCTTGGCCTACACCTGCGCGCTGCCGGCTTTTGGTGTTGGCCCGACGGGTGATGATCTGCGAGGCCATGAACCCCGATGCTCTCGGAGCCCGGCGCCGGGCGTCGTCGCGGATGACGTTGCCACCCTTGCGCATACCGGCTTGCACGGCTCGCCCTTGAATCGCCTTGGGTGCCTCCCGCAGTGAACGCAGGAGGCCGTCCAGACCGTCGATCTTCACCTGCTCAGACATTGGTCAACCCCGCTACGGCGATGACCGCCATCTCGCTGCGGTCGTTGCTGGGTGCGATGCTCTTGATGTCGAAGGCACGGCCACGGAACACGATCCGCCAATGAGGATCAACGTCACGCGGGCGGATATCGAACCGAACCTGCTCCCGGTAGCGCTCGGCACCGGCGGCGACCGCCTCTGTCGTTGCCGCAAGATTGTTGGTGGCCTTGGCCCACACACTCACAACCTCGACCCACACCGGCTTACCTGGGCCGCCCAGCGGGTCGCGCGGTTCGGTCTTGCGCTCGAAGCGGATACGGTGCTGCAGATCGCCATCTAGAAGCGTCATGGCATCATCACCCTTCGGTATGGGCGCAGCAGGCTCTTGGCACCGTTGGGTAGCTCGACCGCCTGAGCCCCCACGACCACATCCGTGCGGTTCGCGTAGAGGTGACCGAGCGTCAGCAGGATGGCAGAGAAGATGCTCGGATTCGCAACAACGCCGTGGATGCAGGCCTCCGCCTCTACTGTCGCCTCGCGATGGGCGACAACCGCCAGCCGTATCGCGGCGGTGCGCTCGTCCCCATCCTCAATGAACGCCGCATCTGCCAGCGCCTGGCTTTTTGCAAGCGCAGCGGCCTTCATTACGGCTGGGTAGCTGCGCCTTGCCAGAGCCAAGGCGTCGGCGTCCTCGTAGATCCGCCGATTGAGGTATGCCTGCGCTGCATCC